GACCTAATATTAGGTGAAGATGTAGCAAGCAAATTTAATGCTGCTTATCTGGCCGAAATGTATATGGAAACCACAGAGGGTTTTGCTGGTCAACAAGAAATCATAAACAAATTTGGATTAGAAATTAGAGAAGACACCACATTTATGGTGTCTAAAAGAAGATGGTTGGATTTAGTTGATGACCCTGCTACTATGATTGTGTCAGGCAGACCAAATGAAGGCGATATAATTTATATGCCTTTAATGAATAGTTTTTTTGAAATACAATTTGTTGAAGACCAAGAGCCATTTTTCCAATTAGGCCAATTACCAGTTTATAAATTAAGATGTACTAGATTTGAATATTCAAGTGAAAGACTTGACACAGGTGTTTCAGATATTGACGCTGCTGAAGATAAGTATTCATTAGATCAACTTGCTCATCAAATGAGTTTAGAAAATGAAGATGGTGCTTTATTGTTAGAGGCAGATGGTCCTGATAGTTCATCTAACTATCTATTAATGGAAACTTATAACTTACAAACTCAATCGCCTTATGCTGATAATAATGATTTAGATACAGCGGCTGGCTTTGATACATCATCAACAGCAGATGACATATTAGATTTTACTGAACGTAACCCATTTGGAGAGGTTGACTTTTAATGTTTGGACAATATTTCTATAATGAATCAATGCGTAGAATGACCATAGGCTTTGGTCAAATTTTTAACAATATACAGATTAAAAGAAAAGATGACACAGGAAAAGTTATTCAAACTATTCGTGTGCCTTTAGCATATGGGCCAAAAGAAAAGTTTTTAGTAAGACTAGATCAACAATCAAGTTTAAATAATAGAGAGTTTGCTATTACTTTACCTCGTATGGGTTTTGAAATTAATGGTATTGCTTATGACCCTACAAGAAAACTTACAAGAATACAAAAATTTAAATCTGTAAAATCAGATGTTGATGGTAAAGTATTGTATCATAATTATACACCTGTTCCTTATAACATATCTTACAATCTATATTCATTTACAGCAAGTGCTGAGGCAGGACTACAAATTATAGAACAAATATTACCTTTCTTTCAACCAGACTTTACTGTAACTGTAAATGCTATTCCTAGTATGAATATAAAAAGAGATATACCAATTGTATTAAATACAGTAAATTATGAAGACACTTATTCAGGAGATTTTACTACAAGAAGAGCAGTAATTTATACACTTAATTTTACTGCCAAAACATATCTATTTGGTCCAGCAAGTCAACAAAAAGTTGTTAAAACTGTACAAACAGATCAATATTCTGATACAAATACTGTTGATAAAGCAAGAGAAAGTCGTATTATAGTTGTACCAAATCCTACGTCAGCCAAAGCTGATGATGATTTTGGATTTACAACAACCATTGACTTTTTTGAAGATAGTAAAAAGTATAATGTAAATACAGATACAGATGAATAAATAGTATAAATATAAAGAGAGAACAAGAATTATGGCTATCAATAAAATAACTGGAAAATCAATTAAAGATGTAGATATATCAGCTAGTGATTTAGCACCAGGTACTATCACAGACGCTAAAATAGCAACAGGTACAATTACCAATGCTAAATTAGCAGGTTCAATAGCAAATGCTAAATTAGCAAACTCAAATATTACAATCAATGGAACAGCGATTAATTTAGGTGCTAGTGGCGAAATAGTTGCTGGTACAGATTGGCAAGCTGTGACCGTGGCCGATGGTTCTACACAATTAACAGCAGTTGCTGGCAGAGGTTATTTTTTAGATACAAATACTGGTGTAATAGAAGTTAAATTACCAGCTTCACCTAGTAGAGGTGATACTTTTGTTTTTGCTGATTATGGTAATAATTTTGCCACAAATAAAGTTATAATAGATACACAAGGTAAATTAATTGATAGTACACAAGGTGGTGTACCAGATAGTGACTTTGTTTTAGAAACAAATGGCCAAGTTGTAGAATTAGTTTTTGTTGATGACACATCTGGTTATCTTGTAAAACAAAACAGCGTTCCTTCAGATTTAGATGCTGACGCATATCAAGCTAACATAGAGGCTACAGGTGGTACGGTAACAACTTCAGGTGATTTTAAAATTCATACATTTACAGGTGATAGTAACTTTGTAGTTGGTTTTGCCGGTTTAGGCACTAGTGACGCTCCAAGTGTAGTAGATTATTTAGTAGTAGGTGGTGGTGGCGGTGGTGCTGGATCATCAGGAAGTGGGGCAGGAGCAGGTGGATTTAGAATGTCTAACGCTACTTCTATGCCTGGACCTTTAACTTCACCTTTAGCAAATCCTACAGGTATTACCGTAACAGCACAAACTTATCCTATTACAGTAGGCGCTGGGGCTTCAGGACAGAGTGCTCCTGTGACTGCTCCTGCTGGTAGTAATTCAGTATTTTCAACTATTACATCTGCTGGCGGTGGCGGTAGTGTTGGACAAGCAACTAATGGACAAAACGGTGGTTCAGGTAGTGGTGGAGGTGGTGAAAAACCAGGAGGTGTTTCACCTGCTGGAACAGGTAACACTCCACCTACAAGTCCACCTCAAGGACAAAATGGCGGAACTGGTGGACAAGCACCAACTAATAGAGGTGCTGGTGGCGGTGGCGGTGCTAGCGCTGCTGGTCAAAATGGTAGCACAGCAGGTGGTGATGGCGGAGCCGGCTCATTTGTACTCGCAACAGGTTTTGCTGGATGTAATGGTACTCCAGGACCAGTGAGTGACACAAGATATTTTGCTGGTGGTGGCGGTGGTGGATTTGAAGCCAATAGCGGACATAATGGAGAACCCGGTGTTGGTGGAGGCGGAGGCGGAGGACCAGAACCAGGAGGAACTCCAGGAAATGGTCGAAATGCTACTGCTAATACAGGTGGTGGAGCTGGTGGTGGCTCAAGAGGTAGTCCAGGATCAAATTCTTGTCAATCAGGTGGTAATGGTGGTAAAGGAATTGTTATTTTAAGATACAAATTTCAGTAGTTTTTAAAACACCTATATATTAGTACAAAATTGAATGAGGATTATATAAATGAATTTGAAAAATTATTATTATTACTTCCGATCGGTCTTATCCCCAAAACTTTGCCAAGACATCATAGATTACGGTAAACAACATCAATCACAAATGGCCGTTACAGGTGGTGTTGATAGAGGTGATGGCAACCACAAGGCTGATGGTTCGTTAAAAAAATCAGTAATCAATAACATACAAAAGAAAAGAAAATCTGATATTGTTTGGATGAATGATAGATGGATTTACAAAGAAATACACCCATATATACACGAAGCAAATGCTAAAGCAGGTTGGAATTTTGATTGGGATTTTTCAGAGTCTTGTCAATTTACAAAATATGGTGTGGGCCAATATTATGGATGGCATTGTGATAGTTGGGAAGTGCCTTACAAAAGAGATAAATTAGAAGACGGTACATACCCACAAGATCACGGAAAAATTAGAAAGTTATCAGTCACTATCAGTCTAAATGATCCTGATGAATATGATGGTGGTAATTTAGAATTTGATTTGAGAAATCAAGTAGATTGGGAAAGAAATAAAAAGAAAGCTATACATAGTTGTAAGGAAATTAGACCACGTGGTTCGATAATTGTTTTTCCAAGTTTTGTATGGCATAGAGTGGCACCAGTTACAAGAGGCACAAGATACTCTCTAGTAATTTGGAACCTGGGGTACCCTTTTAAATAAAGGATATATAATAGTGAATTAGGAGAATATAAAATGGCAGTAGCAACAGCGAAAAAAGAAATAATGAAAACAGATTGGTACTTTAATACACCAGTTTATTTAATTGAAAAACCAGAATGGTTACCATCAGCAATCAAAGCCACAGACAAATATATTAAAGCTTCTGAAAAAACCAATCAAAAGGTTTTAAAAGAAAGAAAAAAATGGCTAGGTAATAAAGATTATCTAAAAGTAAAAGATCACGGAATGAGTTATCACTCTACACCTTTAAATGGCGATCCAGATTTAAAAGAATTAGAATCATATGTTGGCAACACTTCTTTAAATTTATTAAATGAATGGGGTTATGATATGAAAGAATATTCAATGTTCTTTACAGAATTTTGGGTACAAGAATTTGCTAAAAATGGTGGCGGCCATCACAGCACACACGTTCATTGGGATAACCATATATCAGGATTTTACTTTTTAAAGTGTAATGATAAAACATCTTATCCTGTTTTCCACGATCCAAGAGCAGGTGCTATGATGACAAAGTTACCTCAAAAAGATAATAGTAAAGTTGGCCCAATGTCAGATCAAGTACATTACAAACCAAAACCAGGAACATTAATTTTTTTCCCTGGTTATGTACCACACGAATTTGCTGTAGATATGGGAATTGAGCCATTTAGATTTATTCACTTTAATTTACAAGCGGTAAGAAATATTATTGTTAATTCAACAAAAGGTAAAAATTAATGAAAGCGACATTTAAAAAAAATCATTTTTTTATAATTAAAGAAGCTATTAGTAAAGAGTTAGCAAGGTTCATTTATAATTATTTTTTGATGAAAAGACAAGTGGCAAAGACAATGTTTGACACTCGTTATATTTCTCCGTTTACAGAAAACTTTGGTGTGTGGAATGATAAACAAGTACCAGAAACATATTCACATTATGCTGATACTGTAATGGAAACTTTATTACTAGCTGTTCAACCTAAAATGGAAAAAATTACTGGACTAAAATTAAACCCTACTTATTCATATGCTCGTATCTATAAAATGGGTGATGTGTTGGAAAGACATAAAGATAGATTTAGTTGTGAGATTTCAACGACAATGAATTTAGGTGGTGATGAA